CCCGCCGTTTTTTCAGCTAAAAAATCAGTTGACTCAAACGGCATTGATACCTGACTTGCATCTAATAAATACAAGTTGTTATCATATAGTGTCAATGTCGGATTAATCGTATAAACCCCGGCATTCCAGTAATTGATAGAATTACTACCTTCTGACTTTGAAACCTCCGTCCAATTTGCGTTTTCAGCCGGAACATTCCCTATATTGTTGTCTATTTTTGACTTCCAAAGCTTTAGGTTCCATTCTCTAATCTCTCCGGTATTGTATGTTTCGCTCGAACTCCATTGCAGGGTCGTATCTGTCGCACCTCCCAATAGGTCAACTAATATCCGGTAGGTCTTATCATCATCCTGCTTGTAAACAGGCAAATACAATGTACCGTCTTTTTGAAGCAATTCAGCAAGCTGAGGAATCCTTGTAACTGTGAAATTATCTGCCATTGTCTTATTTTTTAAACTCCTAATACCGCCCCGGCATCGGATCCTATTACCGCGCGACTTGATGAAACTATTCCGACCTGTTCGTCTCTTGTAATCTTATTATTTAATTGATAGATGCAAGTTAATACATAAAGCGGATTGTTGTTCTCGCTTTTTGATTCAACTTCCGGCCTATCCATCATTGTCAAATCCAATCCATTTATTTTTAAATTTTCATGTGTGGAAGCGATTACTATTTTTTCAGCCAGCCAATCCGGTATCATTCCTGTTTGTAATTCTCTTTGTTGAACATATACGGCTTTTTGAATTATCTTATTACCTAAATCATCGGTAAAAGATTCATCCTCTCCCCCCTGAGAATAGTTAAATAATCGGCCCGGTATGTTTAAGAGAAATTCAATACCGGTCTGATAGTTAATACCGCTTTGATTGTCTTCTGATGAGTACTGAATTGTCACTATTTTTTCAAGTTCATCAAAAAATATTGGTTCTGATACGTGTAATAAGTCCGGGTAATTAGAATTATCGTCCGTTGCTTCAATCTCTACCCGGTATTGACCATTTAATTTTGAAAAAGCAAACTCAAATATGTCGTAAATCTCAGCGTTATATGTACTTTCACAAGTGCCTGAACTGATATTGTTGCCTAATTCAGATTGAACATTAAACTCAAGGCACCAGTAACCGAATCTTTCACTGTAAACAATGTCTTTTACTGTTATATTGTTAAAGTCTCCTACGCCTAAAGACAAAGAACAAAGCATGACTATTTGAACAAAATTAGGAAGCGGCCCCCTTGACGAATAGGTGTTAATTACGTTAGATGTTCCAGGCTCGTAAATATTCCCAGCTGGAAAAAATACAATTAAATTTCCATTTTCTGGATTTGTCGCGCCTATACAATCCCTTTTGTCTTTTTGTGCTATATTCGTGATTTTCTTTTCTGGAATTATCTCATCTGTAAGTTCATTATTGCAGTCGTAAACCTTAGCAACCAAATCCCGATAACTTGTTTTTATTTGAGTTCTTACAATTGAACCGGATTGGAAAGGTTGCCTGAAATAGTACTTTTCAATATTCGTGTTTTCCTGTTCGTTGTAAAGAGTGTTTTCTACGTTCCTAAACTCAGGACTTACGGCATTAACAAACCTCAATGGATTAGCTTTTTCTATTGTGAAATTAGGTTCCGGCCTGGGGGTTTCTAATCCCTCAACCGAGAAAGACTGTGTTTTTATGCAGTTAAATGAATCGCGAATATAAGCGGTATAGCTCCCGGGCAATATTCCAAAAAATGTATTTGAGTTTTGGTAATTTGTACCGTCTAATGAATATTGGAGGTTTAGAAGTCCGCTCGGCGTTACCTCATATTCCAGTTCAGTATTTATTGTAATCGATGCCCCTGATATATCCTCGTTAACATCTATTGATGATATTATGTGTTTAGATATGCTTACAGGCGTTATACTATCAGTCGCGCCGGTGTCGTCAGTTAACGTAATTTCACCTGGGATATATCTCGGCAATTCTACCCATAATTCACTGTCATTCGCGGCTGTTTTTGTCCCGGCCGCCGAATCAATTGTAATCGGGTAAACAGCATTTTCAACGGTTAACTTAACGCGCTGATTGTCGCATACAGGTAATGTCTGAGGGGGCTGCGAATCAATTGAAATTATTGAGAATTCTGGAGCTGGAACAACCTCTTCAGTAACAGTTACGGTTATTTTGTTATTGTAAACAAGTGAACCAAAAGAAAGATCATATAAATAATCGTCAAACTTTTTGTCGTATTCTGTTGATTCTATTTCGACAGTTGCTGGGCCTGACATTCCAATAATCAGCCTAGGGTCTGTACCCTTATTTGCCAGCACAGCCTGATAGAAATTGTAAGCAGTTTCCTCTAAATGTGATCCTATTTCAAATTGATTTGGCGATGTTCGAACCGAGGCAGCACGCAAAAAAAACTCTATCTCAGGAATCTCAAGGCTTTCTGATTTATGAAACAATCCAAAAGATATAACATCGCCTGTGCCTGGTTGAGCTATAAATTTTATACTTATTCTCGCGTAATTAGCCATAACCCTTACAAATTAGCTCTTAACAACTCAAAGTTAGCTGTTTTTTTGTTTATTTCAAATTCGATTGATGAGATATACCCGTACAACCTAACTCCTTTATGCTCAAATGCTATAACCCCGTATCGATTTAGCTTAATGTTCTCCCATTCTTCAACCGTCAACGGGGCTTCAGCGATCATAAATATTTCAGGAATAAATGTAGGGTTTTTTAATGTGCTAATTTCAACGTCAGCCGCTTCGATTATTTCAACTTCTCCGGTCTTTTTACTGACCAGTTTTGCGTTTTTTGGCCCCTTTATGAACTTCAACGATTTGTCAGACTTGAACGTTAACCCGGCTTTTATCTCATCCTGCCAATTATAGAAACAGCGCTTTGGGGATAGGTTTAAGTTGTAAACGCGTGTCGGTTCAAATATGCCGGTTACAGAATCATATTCATTATCTGTTTTTGGCAATAGAAAATAATTTCCGGCAAAACTTCCTCCCTCTTCGATAATTTGACAATCAATAAAGAAAATATCTTCATCTGATCGGTAGTCTTTTGACGGATCGTTTTCGTATTGTTGGCGGCGCGTTAATTCTATCCCTATATCATCAGCGCGCCAATCATTTGTAAGTTTTAAAGTTTCCGCATCTGTGCTCAAGGGCGTGGCTAATCCCATTTCCCCGTTAAACGAAAATAGCCCGTTTAACTCTTCATACTCCCTATCTTTATATCCTATCTCAATATCAGAATACAGCTTTTTTGTTTCAATTTTCCGGGAAACATCTTTTAATGAGTTCGACAAATCCGCAACAACTTCAAAGTTTCGGAAATAACTCATCGGCTCAATTCTCAATCGCTGTTCGTTTCCAATTATTTCGATTGTCGCGGCCAAATTAAATATCTTGTTGTACGCTTCAAATGCTTTTTCAAATGAAGTGTTTAAGTATGTTTGTGTGTCATCGCCCTCGCCGTATGGGAAGCCCCTTATCATTTTACCGGTTGCAACTGCTACCCCTGCGCCCGGCCCGTCCTCTTCATATCCTAATTCTTTGCGTCCGAAAAATTCAGAATAAAACGGTTTTTGCTGGCCGGTGTAATACTGCAGAATCTGCGTAAATAATTCATGCGGTGTGATTAAATCTGCGTTAGTTACTGGATATAATGACAAAAAACTAAAATCTAAATACGACTCTTCATCAATAACAACGTCTGTTTCAAATTGAATAGTAGTGCTTGTAGTTGACATTGACATATACAAGGCCAATGAATTTAAATGGTCAATTTCTACAGTTTCGTTTACTTCAAAATCAAAAGGTATCGGCCCTTTAAAATTAGTGCCTGCAACCGAAGATAGGAAAGGCCAAGTTGTGTCTGTTCCTGCATTATAGGGTGTTCCTGATGCTAAATAATCTTTTATTAATTCACTTTCAGTATTTTCATTAAAAAATCTACGCAACGATATTCTCCAATTTGCCTGCCCATCAAAAAAAGGAAAATTTATTTGTCCTTTTATCCTCCCTTTTATTGTCATTACTCCAGCTCGTTCTGAGTTGTATAGCATAGAAAACAGTCCTATGCTATCCCAAAAAGTTGTACACCCAGGGACAGGTGATTGAAACCCTTCTGTAGAATTGTATCTAATAGGTATTGGTAAGCTAAGTACGTTTATTTGTCCTAATTGAGAGTCTGCCTGAATTGCGCTATATGATTGCCCTTCATCTCCTTTTAATTTTGATAATTCAATCAACCTCCTATCATGCATATGAGTATTCCAAAGCAATTTATCAACCGCCCTTACACTATCACCGTCAATGCTCTTAATAAATCCTGATTCAGGTAATTCTAAATTTACCTCCACGTCCTCCCGATTCATGATATTTGCCACAAACCCGGAATCCACGAAATTAAGCGAAACGGATAAATCTGTAATCTCAATTTTTTGAATATCTGCCCTCAACCGGTAGGCAATTTGTTTGTAGCTCAACCTTTCCGCGTTGTCATTCCCGGCATAAATAGAAAGGAATATATCTACATCGTACCCGTATTTGTCAAAGGCTTTAATAATTATCGCGCGAATATCTGAAACAAAATTGAAAGTACTGGTAAACTCCCGAAACACACCCCTATATTTGTCATTGACCACGTAAGCTGGGGTAATATCGGCCCAGTTTTCTATCTTGTCAGCTCCAAAATTAACAGCGCCGTCCGGGGTTGTTAATGTAAATTTATATGTTGCCATATCAGATAATTATCATATATTTGTTGAGTGTTTTCATTATGTGTGATTTTTACTTTTGTGTTTTAGGCCGGGATTGAGAATCCCGGCTTTTTAATTCCTTAACTTATTTTTCAAGTCGTCTGTTCTCATCCTGTCAATTGTCGTTTGCTTTTGTTGTTTAGGTTTATTACGCTCAATAGCTTTTATTATACCCTTATTTCCTTTGCTGCTTTCCTCAATCATTCTGCTCACTAATTTACCTATTAACTCATCATTTCCGGTTATCTTATCGCTATTGTTTACGATTTGAGAATTAGTGTAATTGCTTACAGAATCTAAAAGCTGATTGTGCGGGATTACCTTGTCCCCTTTGTTGAGGTTTGTCAATTGCGGCTTGTTATCAGTTAACCAGGCTGTTTTTTTGTCCTTACTCATTACAAGTTCAGTACCTTTCTCTCCGACTATTGCCGCGCCTCCGGGGGCATTATCGGTACCTTTAGCGAATGCCGGAATTGATTGCGCTAATATTATACCTGTTTGAATGCCAGCCGATGCGGTTACAAGTGGAACCTGAGCAAGTGCAAACGGCGCAAATGCGGCCGTAGCTGGGTTTGAAGCTAATAGGGCGGCGGTCGCTTTTATCGCTGCGACTTTCTGAGCTGTGTCAATCCATATTTCCCCCACTTTCATAGCCTGATTAAACAAAAACTGCTGCTTTTCTGCCTGCCTTTGTTTTGCTCTAATCTCGTTCTCTTTTTCAAGTCTTTGCGCTTCCAGTAACGCCCGTTGTTCTTCGCTTAGTTCCTGATTGGCTAAAAGATTATCGTAATAGGCTGAATTGGCTTCTAAATCCTGATTGTATTGTTCAATCCTGCGCTCAAATAAGGCATTTCCTAACTCGGTGCCCAATTCATATAAAGCCTCTTCATTTTCCTTCCTTAATTCTTTTCTTTTCTCTTCCTGCTCTTTTGCAATCTCTGTTTTTCTTTCTTCCCTTTCCAAATACCCCTCTAAATATTCCTCTTCGATTTCTTCCATTTCTTCATAAGAAGACTTGTAAGAATCCATAATGGTTGACATATCTATTTCGTCAACACCTTGAATTTTACCAAGTTCTTTCAAACGTGATATTTCGTTTTCAATTGCAATAACTTTTCTGTTTCTTAAAGCAATTTCGCGCTCTGTTGTGCCCGGCATTTCGCGCGCTTGCTTCAATAATTCTTCCTGAATTTTAATTAAGTCTGTTAAAGCTACATTTTCATCTAATACACTTTCCGTATTCTGATTAGTGGCCTTTGCACTTTCTTCTGAAGCAACTTTTCTTTCTTCAAGATATGAAATGTAAAAATCTGCAATCCGTCTCGCACCCTCTATTGTTTCTCCCTCTGTTCTCAATCCTTGAGCAATAAAATCAGATAGTGTGATAGTTTCTTTTGCCCCCTCAGCCAATTTCTCATAATTTGAAACCAATTTTTCTAAAACACCTCCAACCTCATTGCCTTCTTTTGTTATTGCCTGACCTGATTCTACCACATATCGCAAAGTTTCATCGCTCATATTCTCAGTACTTTTAAATATAAGCTCCCATTGACTGCCTATATTCGCAAGTTGAGTAAGCGCATTTGTAGCAAATTTAACGGCTCCCAAAGAAAATTTACCAAGTGCTGTTTCTGAATTATTTATATTTAAGATAAATCCCTCCCATGCGCTATTTAAAAGTTTTAATTGACCATCAAGTGTGTTTAATTGAGTTTCTGCGACTTCTTTTGCTGTTCCTCCTGAATTTTCTAAAGCTTCAGTTAAATCATTTGCTTTTTCAGTTGTGTCTGCTAAAGCCAAAGCGGTAACCGCCGCCCTTTTACCGAATAGCTCATTTGCTTTACCTAATCTATCCTGAGAATTACGTATTTCGTTTAATGATTCTTCAAGTGTTTTGCCAGAATTAGATAGCTCAATAAATATATTTCTCAATGCGCTTGCTGAAGTGCTGGCATCAATTCCCCTGTCGGCAGCTTGACCAAGCATCGAAACTGTTTGCTCCAAAGAAAAACCAGCCGCGCGTGCAGCCCCAGCCACAATTGGAAGGGCGGTGTTTAATTTTTCAAATGACAACGCACTTCTTTGCGTTGATAATGTTAAAACATCCGCTACGTGAGCGCTATCAGATGCAGCCAAGTTAAATGCGTTCAAAGTTGCTCCTACAAGCGTGGCGGTTTCTCCTGTTTCGCTACCAAGGGCAATTGTGGCGTCTATAATGCCCTCCGTCATATCGATTATCTCGCTTTCTGTCTTACCTAATCGCGCTAAATTCTCCTGAAGTTCTACTACCTGAGTCGCTGAGAATGCTGTTGTGGCTCCCAGCCTTTTAGATTCTTTTTGAAGCCCTTCAATTTCTTTAGTCGTTTTGCCTAAAACACCTGCCAGAACCGCGTTCTGCTTTTCGTACTCCTTTGATATTCTAAAAGCTGCTCGGAATCCTTGCACTAATAATTGAGTTCCTCCAAAAATTCCGGCGGCTCCCATAATATTTTTTAATCCTCCTAATGCGCTGCGATAATTACCTACGTTTCGCTGATGCTGTCCTAAACTTGCATCAACCCTTTTCAACTGCCTATCTAACGCTTGCTGCTCTTTTCTTAATCTTCTTGCTTCTTTGCTATTAATCCCGTACTGGATAGCGGCATCCTTTGCGCTTTTGGTTAATGCTAATAGCCTTTTAGACTCAACATTGTAAGCGCGTGAAGCCTCCCGGCTTTCTCTCGTAGCTTTCTCTTTGCGTTTTGCGGCTCGCTCTTCTGCCGCGGCCGTTTGCATTTTTGACCGCTTTAATTGCTCGTTAGCTAACTGTTCTTTTTTAGCGGCATTAATTGCGGCCTGGTGAGTCTTTATTACTTGTTGTTTCCTTTGTTCGCTTTTACGTGCTAAATCTACTGCGGCTTGTTGCGTCTTATTGAGCTTTAACTGCTCATCATTCATTCTTTTTTGAAGCGTGACAAACTCTTTGAGCGACTTTGTCCCGGCTAAATTTGTTTTAATGGCTTGCAGATTCTTAATCAAATCCTTTTGATTTGCCATGTTCTTTTCCAAAACATCATCTAAAGCCTTAAAAGAAGTGCTAAGACCGTCAACTGCCTTTTTTACGTCATTTATTATCTTTTGCTCGTTAGCCATCGCCGCCTATTTTTTTAACTGTTGCTTTTCAACTTCTTTAATTAGGTTGTTTTTAAGAATTATCCACTTTTTTAAAGTAGTAGTTCTTAAATTTATTTCCCGGTTGTTGTGTTTTTCAATAGCCACCTGAATAGATTCAATACTTTGAGCTTCGCCATCCTTCTTATTCATCGCCTCTATTTCGGCTTTCAGCTCCTTAATCTTTACTTTTTTGTTTTGATTTTGGTTAAATATTCTTTTCAATTCGTCTGTAAACTCTTTCCCCTCTCTAATCGAATATCCGTAATCCTTTAATAAGTGTGCATTTTCCTGCCCGGTAAGGTCAAGTAATTGCAGTATGTTGTTTATTATATTGTGCTCAAATTCAATTCTTACAAGTTTTTTTGTAAGGTCAAAAATGTAGCTGTTGCGATTTGATAGTTTCATTTCAAGTTCGTTTGCCTCAAAATAAATATCCATCGCCTTTTCAGTCAACTTATGACTAAACTTATCCGATATGTCCGGCAACTGGTCGTAATAATCCAATATCAAAAAATAGCGAGGATCCTCGGTTTCTAACCATTTATTGTAGTTCCAAATAGGAATGGTATCTATATCGGAATAATGCTTCATATCTTTTGTAGTTCTTTACTTAGCCATGTGGTAATTATTGGGAAAATATAACCCTCTTTTATCTCTTCCTGATTTGATTCTGTTAGGCCAAAAATATTAGCCCCGTATTTGGTGGCCAAATCATTGCTTTTTCTATCTGTACTTCCAAAAATAATGTCGTTGCCGGTATATTTTGCAAACAATCCGGAATGAAATGACCCGGTTAATCTAAGGTCAGGGGTCATCGGTGGGGGTGCCGGGTTTAATCTTTGCTTAAATGCCGCATAATTAACAGACCTATACTCTCCTATCTGGTCGCCGTCGGCATTTAACCCGTTCATCATTTGATTTACGTTCATATCTGCCATGTCAATAGTGCTTTCTTTAATAGCTTTTTCGCTCACTTTATCAATATTCTTTGATACCCTTCGCGCTATTTTTTGAATATTCTCAAACATGGCATTTAATAAAAAAGGTGGCAAACCTAATGCCTGCCACCTCCAAAAACCTATTACATTATGAAACGAAACTACTCACTTTCTTTGTACGTTTTTCTTTCTCGCTTGCCGGGCTTGTTGCCTATCAACTTCTCGTAATCCTCCTTTAAGGCCTTTTCCCGGTCGCGGGGGTCAATCTTTTTCCAGGGCACTTGCTTCTCATATCTCTTTTTGAACTCGTCAAATGGCATGTTCGCAAATGATTTTTTTCTAAACTTTATGCCTCTAATTTCCTGATACATAAAATTATACTGTTACGTCAACGGCTCCGGTACTCTCGTATCCGGTAGTGGTTAAAGCTGATGGTTTGACCAAATTAAGCGTGCCAGTTTCAAATGCGGTGCCTGTCAAAGTATGCAGTCCATCCTCAGCGGTTACGGTGACAATAGACTGAGCTGTTCCGTCTGCTGTCAAAAGTTCAAAGTCTGCTGATTCAAAATTAACAGGTTCCCCGGCAAAAGTTGCATTAATCTGCACTTGAATTTCCGTTGCTGTCGGCGTTCCAACAATCTCCAAATCTACATTTACCAGGCCTTCAAAGTCCAAAGGATTAAAGTCAAGTCCTGAAACTACGGCCGGGCTCTTTTCAAATTCAGTACCGACAAAAATCATAGTCACTCGAGATTTGTAAGCGGCTCCGGCTCCATCGTTCAATACCGGCTTTTCTACTACAAATTGCTGAAGTTTAACAGCCTTCAAATTACCCTCTCCATCGTCCAAACCGTGGATACGGCCCTGTAAGTCGATAAACAAAACACCAACTGTCTGCAAGGAATGTGATCGCAAAACAGCGTTTTTGTAACGGCTCGATTCGTGCATAAACTGTAAGTTATACTTACCGTCTCGAACGTACAAGTTACCTAATGCCATTTCTTCAAAAACGGTGTCCTCGCTGTTGTCTGTCATTGCCAAAACCTGCGGAAATGGATAAATTCTCTCCCCTTTGTCAGCAGACAAAAGAGTTTCAAACGCTGATTTTGTTCTAGCATCTGCCTCAGGCATGCTAAAATCGGGAGGGGTAATAATATACCCGGCAATAGGCCCCATATCAGCGCAGAATTGCGCTAACCCTGTGTTTAGAACCTTTGCATTACAATTTACATAAAATCCCATAATCGTATTTTTTGCGGTGTCAATATCAATGTTGACACCCGGTTATCAATGATAAATTTAAGTTAGAAATTTCTATTGCGTCAATATGATCATCAAAAATATTTCCCTCTGAACCGTAAAGACCTTGGCGGCCCCAATATACCCGATCTGTTTTTGTGTAACTTATTGCATCCGGAAGTATATTCAAATAATACGACCGCCTCAAATGCTTAATAAACAAATCAAACAACGGATTCAATATCGGTTTAAACGTCTCATTATACCGCTCGCTGGCTTCAAATCCTGGCTTTGTTTCGGTACAAATAACAATATTCAAAGAAACGTCTCTTCCATCCCCCTCAATTGGTTCGTCAAAGTCCTGAAACAATGCTATAAGCGGGTATTTTTGAAACTTCAAAGTTTCGTTTTTCGTCTTTTGACTTAGAATGTTAACGATTTCTAAAGGGTGACCGTGCATGTAATACGGCTGTAACCCGTCAACCGGATCATATTCCGCGCGTACTTTTTGCACTACCTCACCTATTATCTCAGGAACCGGTTTCATAAATCAAAAGCATTTAGATTTCCGCCCGGAATTGTTTCAGGCTTGACAAATTCAGGGTATTTATCAATATTGACATCAATATAATCCAATAGGGTATTAGCTTCTGAGACGTACTTTTGATGAGCACGCCACATTTTCATAGATTGATCGGCCGGACGACTGTTTTCGTTTTTAGACTTCCGCTCTCCGGTTGTCGTTGTGGTGGTTACGTTGTATCGTAAGTATTGAGTGTACACATAATAGGCAATCAGGCTCTTTTTGTTTGTGTTAACAAGCCCATCCCATTTATATGTAACCTCATCCTTTACAAACGATGTACCCTCTACAATATTCTTTATCCTTTGCTCGGATGTTACAGAATCGTAATTCAAAACCAATTGAGATAATGCAGGGCCTAACAAGGCGCGCAATATATCAGGTTCGATTCTGGCAATCCACCCGGGAATATCGGAATAATTACCGGCGGGTAACGAAATATCGTAAACGAAATATGTCTGGTCAATCAATGCCATTTTAGATAACTTCTAACTGTTTCAGTTTGTCGGCTACGGACTTATGAGCTTGTATTTTTTGCCCTTTTTTGTACCGGCGCCAATCCTTTTTGACTGTGAAAGTGTCGCACTTCTTCAGTGATACAAACTTGCTTCCTTCTTTTTTTGATTCTGCCATGATAAAAATATTTTGAAAAGGGCCGGATTGATTACCGGCTCCTTGTCAGGTTAATAATTACGGAGTAGTAGTAGTTGTGAGGGTAGTTTCAACGTTTGCGATAGTATCGTAAACGAATGCAAGCTTGTCAAGCTCGCGAACCAACACATAAAAACGGCCTTCTCCAAGAATTACAAACTGGTTTTTAATAAAGTCATCATTTACCCATCCCAACTTCACGTTATAGTCAATGTAATTGATAACCTCCAGCTTGGTAAAGTCACCCATCAAAATATTACCGACCGGGATTTCCTTTTTAGGGACAATCGCAATGCCGTCAATATTCATCAACTTCTGACCGTTTACATTGCTAAAGGTATATACCTTTTCGTCCTGATTAATTAACAGGTTGTTGTAATCAGCAGGGTTGATAAAACAAACGTTAGGGTAGTAATCAATGTCATCTGTGTAATTTGCTGCCAATTCGATTTGATTCTTAACGGCTACCATTACATCGTAAAGGTTAGGATTTGCTTTTGTATCGCCTGTCCATGTAGCACCATTAAATGCCGGTGCAACTTCTGTGATTCCAGTTGGATTTGGATCAATGCCGTCCCCAAACAAAATACCGTTTTGGCGTTTAAGCAAGTATCTTTTCATAAGGTTTACCCTTGCTTCGCTTTCCATCCTTGGAACATCGGTTGCGGCCTCTTCGGTCAATTTAGTCCATGCTGCTGCTTTATTAGGGGTAATGGTTCTAACAACTGCCTGCAAGTCAAGTTGAGGTTTAGTGCCTGCTTCTGCTACGAATGTAACAGAACCCTCTTTAGGAATATAATCTACATAAGTGTAAACTGGCTTACTGGTTCTTGTTACTGTGCAAAAGTCCTCAATAAACTGATTGCGCAAACGCATTGAGTTAATCTCATCAGCATTAAGCATGTCCAAAATGGCATCACCTCCGGTGTCAGTCGAAGTTTGCCCAGTTGTAACAGTCCCAACAGCTTTGAGTACATCTACAGATTTGTTGCTTTTGTAAGCGTCCTTAAACTCTTCTTCCAACCCCTCACGGCTAAATGCATTCTTAAACACATCTTTAATCGTGCCGGGATTTGATTTTTCTTGCTTAATTCGGTTAATTATCAGTCCCTGAGATTCCAAAGCCTCATTTAGCTTATCTAATTGCGCTTTAGTGGAAACACCCTCCAAAGCCTTATTGATAGCTGCCTCAATGGTTTCATTCATTTTATTTTCAGAGATATAACTCTTTTCGAACTTCTCCTGCGCTTTCCCAATCTCACTCTTTACGTGTTCAAGGAAAGCGCTTTCCTGATCCGTTAGAGCTGGCAAAGCCATCGCCATACCGATAGCCCCAACAAATCCAATACCACCGGCAAAAACAGCCAGCAATACCATAATACTCAATATTGAATATGCCATAATCATATTACGCTTATTCAATTTATCAAACATCTTTTTCATAATTCAAAACATTTAGTTAATTTATTAAAATCAATTCTTTGAGTGCCTTCCGGCGGCTCGGTATCGTGGTTTGTTGGAGTGGATTTAACCGGCTCCAAAGTTGGTGTTACTGTATTGCTGCCGATTGGTACGGCTGAACCTTCAATTACTTTAGCTTCTTTAACGACCCAAAATAAACCATTTTCAGCTGCTCTTTCTTTATTGGCTATTTGAGGGTAATAAATATCCCAAATTTCTTTCTCTTCTGCAAAGTCGGATGAGTTGACGGCCAATAGCAATTTAACGTATTGCATCCCTACGCTGTGATTGTTGACCCTGTTTTGCTTGTACTGCTCAAACATGTATGGATTCCTGTCTTTCTCAATTATAGAATCAAATACAAGCGCCTGAGTGGTTCCGTCAATATCATACCCTAATTCTCTAAAATCATAAGTCTTTGTAAAAGCATTTAAGTTTTGACCATCAGAAATAATCTTGTCAAACTGCATTTTGTGCTCTTGCAAGTGCATTATCATTTTGTTCTCTGATAATGACTTTGACCATAATCCAGGAACGTGTACGTCATCATGTGAATCCATCCAGTTCGTCGTGTTAATAATGGCCCTTACTTTTATCACGTCATCAGAAATAGCCATTGCCTTACTCGCTCCGGTTTTATGTTCTCTCAATAGCGTTGAGAAAACAGCTATCCCGTCGGCATGTTTAATCTGTGCTTTTTTTGCCGCAATTATTTGAGATTTGTTTTTTACAACAAAATCAATACGTTCCTTTAGCGTATCGAAATTAGGAATTTCCATCACTTATTTATTTTTTCGTTTTCACGAATTTGTTTATCCTTGCGCTCTTTTAGCTTTTTAATTTCCTCTTTGTCCATCGCCTACTCCCATTTTTGTTAATTCCTCTTTGTACTGATCTATAGTTATGGCTCCATCTTGATAGGCTCTAGACAGCCCGTTTATTATCATAGTAACGCTTTGAGCGCGCTCTTTTTTGTTTTCTTGGAATATGTCTAAATGATCAAAGCTGGCTCTAAGATACCAACTTTTATTCATTGTTTCAAAATATCTATTTAAAGCTCCTGCCTGTTCTTCCGCCTCCGGGATAATAGTATTTAGATAAAAGCCTTTTTCAGCTGTTTTTTTGTTATCAAATGTAACCCCCTTTTCATTCGCTAATAACTCAAATGGTACCCCGTAAGCATCGCAAATTCTTTCGGTATCTGCTTTTGTCTCTTCAAATAACTTTAATTTATCTATATCGACAGCCATTTGCTGCCATTTCAGGTTAAGGGAAGTTATTATCATTTGCCATTTACTTTTTGTTAATCCGTATCTGGCTTGGTAATCCTCTTGTAGCTTTTCTTTTTCTTTTTGGTCAAGTGGCAAAGTTGAACCTATTCCATCAGTTGAGTTGTTGGTCAGAATGCCTAACGCCCCCCGGTTTTCAATAAGAACATTTCTGGCCTCATAAGCTGCAATTATGTTTCTAATTGGAACTCCCAATGACCTCATAGGCGACTCCCCTAAAAACATATTACCATTACGTACCTGAACGTTTGAATTGTTAATGTGGATTAGGCTATTATTTTCTAAAGGATATATTTGTCCACCCCACTTTGCCGTATATTTTACCATGTCTGGCATTTCAGATTGCAGCCAGAACGCAGGGGTTCTGGTTTCTTCAATATCCACAATCAGAGGGGGTATAGTGAACATACCCTTAATGTTTGAGGACATGGCCGCCGGTGACAGTAAGTAAATAAACTCATTTCCAAATATCTCTTTAAACAACACCGATTGCATAATAAATTCCTTTTGAGACTGGAAATAATTTGGCTGTCTCAAAGTTCTTACAATAGGATCGTTGTTTTTTACTGGCTGGTCATTTGACTTAGAAAGAACTTCCCATTTTACCTTAGCCCTTGCCCGTGCTTTTATATTTATTACAGCTGCAACTTCAGGAACTTCTAAGTAGTATTTAAGATATTGTAGTTTGTTAATATCCCATTTTACGGATGAGTTACCGCCTATCGCGGTCAAAAAATCAGTGATAAAAGCCTTAGCAGGTATATCACCATCAGATTTTGTAATTGTTTTTTTCGTGTTAAACCAACCCATTTAATCGCGATTTGTACAAATGTATATAAAAATAATATTAAAATGCAAATTTATCATCTCAATTCGTGTTGAGCGGCATACCCGGCAGCGTCCCATAGATGGCAATAATGGCTGTTTGGATCCGGTTCTGACAGGATTATGCCGTCCACTTCTTTAAAAGTATATTTCTCCTGCTCTTTACGAAAATGGGGGTCTTTCACTATGTGCAAGTTGTAACGATTCAAAATGTCAACCCGATATTTTATACAGCCAGGAAACTTCTTTGCAGCAAAAACCTTTAATCCCATGTTACGTAAATCGGATATCATTCCAGGGTCGGCACTATCCGCCCACGCGTGACCATCACCGACAATGGCCCTCACAATTGGCTCTAACTTTTGAGCATTAGGGACAGGCCTGTAATACATATTTTGCAAATAAATATCTTTGCCATATTTCCTGGTTCCAATCTTTACTATTGCGGTCGGGTCATTGGTGTACCCAAAGTCAATACCGTAAAATATTCGGTCAACGTCATCCGGAAACTTATCAATCCACGTAACTAAAGGAAATACTACCCCCTGAATAAGTCCTTTTTTACCTTCTCCGTAAACTTTCCAGTAATTTGTCCAATACCCCTCCACGCCTAATTCAACCTCTTTCTCTGCTTTTTTCTTTGCTGATTTAAGATCATCTAATTGGCCTTGTGTCAGGTTTTCTATATTATCCCTAAAAGTTGAATCAATTACAACCGCGTCCGGCTTTGTGTCGTATCCGTGCTCATCTACCCAAAAGTCATTTGCTGGATTAAAGTCGATAAATATAGCCTCCGTGGTTCTGGTCATAAGTTGGTGACATATATCAAAAGGCATTTTGTTTGCTTCGTTGATAAAAAGAATATCCCTTGCGGCTCCCAACGCTTTCCCTGGCTTATCAAATCCTATAAATTCAATAGTAGTATTATTTATCCGGTATATGTACGGGCGTTTTGTCCTTACGCTGTCCGGGTCTATACCTTCCCCCTCTAATATGTTATCAAAATCACGAATCGCACCCCCCTCCAAATGTGGCAGAGAATGCGATACGATTGTAATTATTCTTTTTTTCTTCCCGGTCATTGCAATTTGGCAAAAGACCTGAAGTTCTGAGTATGTTTTTGACGAACGCGTTCCCCCTCTATTTATGATATATCTATCCCCATTTACAAAGGCTTCCAACGTCTCTTCAAATACCCGGGTAACTTTCACTCTTTGTCAAATTTTGATAATAGGTCGTTAATTTTCTTTTGTTGCTCTTCGGATTGAGCGATTACGGTAGGTGTTATTTTTTCTCCTAAAGTGGTGTGATCCATTCCATCTCTCAGCCCTAAATCACGTGCAATAATGTTTGAATTTAGCAGCTCAGCCGCCGCCCCTTCAAACTTCTGAGTCTTTATTGTTTCGTCTATACGCGTAACGACATGAAAAAAATCTTTATTGTTTCGATAGTTTTTTAAGGTATTCGTGGTAATATCAGCGAACAGACAAAAACCTGATTGAGTGGCGGCCCTCATTTTTGGAAGCTTTGCCATTTTCAGTTTACCAGACACAACCATCGGTTTAACCTCGTAAAAAGGTTCTTTTTCCAGCCACTCCATGTAAGAAACAAATTCACTCCAAAGCTCTTCCGGAGTGTATTGCTTATCTCTCCCGTGTTTATTCCTGAATAGCCAGTATTTATTTTTCTTTGGCGCTCCCATGTCTCCTAATTTGGTTTAACTCTCACAATCTTTTCCAGTCTGCTTTTTAGCAATACCGCTTCCGGCATTGTCAACCCGACTGTCAACGGATCTTTATGACCATACTTAAAAATCGAAAACGCACCTCTTTTTTTCGGTGTGTGATCTACTCTTAATTCAAAATACTTTTTCATTCTCTTACAAAGTTAGTTAAATGTTTTGTAATTCGTATCTTTCAAAGTTCAAAAGCAACAAAGTCCCCGATCCAGGTCATTGTAACCCCGATAAACCGTTTGCATTTGCATTTTATGCGAATAGGGTCTTTGTCTGCTTTCATGTATTTGTTTTCAATTTCCTCAAACGGGATATGCCTCTCACAATGCGGGCAGACTGCTTTGCTTTCTGCGAGCGTCATTGTGCCGTAAGGAATTTGGATTGTTTTCATTTCTCAAAATATTTTATTCTCACTCAATTCATGTTCATAGCACTCAACCTGATCCTCTCCACGTCTCCCGAATGCTACCAGATACATTACTCTGTCTTTTAAAACACTGTATTTAATATCAACAATAATCCCTTTGTCGCTTTCGGGTGTGGCGTGATAGATTGGTTGGCCTATTTCGTATTTTGCACTGAAGGCAATTGAATTCATGCGGTTTATTTAAGGATGAAACTTGTAAGGCTGTTGGTGCCCCTTTCGTTTGCTTTTTGGCGGGATTATTTCATATTCATCGAATGAAGGGCGGTTTTTAATAAGATGAACCTCTTCCAGTTCCCCTTTTAAAGACTCACAGTTCTTTTGTTCACGTGCCAATCCACGCTTAATTTCTGCTATCTCTTCGGGTGTTACTTCCTCAATAGAAGACTCATCGACTATCACCATACACTCTCTGTCAAACCGCTCCATTTCAGCGGCCAGTCTTTCAGCGTCAAGGCATCTGATTTTAAGATGCGGCCCGGGGCCTATTATTCCTACTTTCATATTTCTAATTCTTTACCAGTTAAAGCGTAATAAAGGTTCTGGAGTTGGTGGATGTATTCAATTTTATTTGTTCGTGGATAGAACCTGTAAAAGTCAGCAACAGTTTCATAAACTATTGTAACGCCTTCTTTTTCATAAGCCATTACTCCTGTTTCCTGTTCAAATCCAAATTTTTTAAGCCATTCAGCGGTTAATGGAATAGGATTTATTACGCATGACAAATAAATATTGTCCGCTTTTTCATCTTTAAACTCCACCTCCCAATCTTCAACTCCATTCCCCTCAAAACTTATCTTCTTTTGAGATAATAATTTAGAGACAGAACATATTTCATTCTGATCGTCAAAAACTAAATTCCCTATTCTTAAATCAGTTGCTTTCATTTACTTGCGTTTTTATTAATTACCCATCAACTCGAACATCGGAACAACCTTTCTCAAAACCCGTCCGCGCGGGTAAAACTGTTGCTCGAAACAGTGATAATATCCGTTTTTGAATAGGATATACCCGTCAAAGTCAGGATAATCATTTATCAAATACACCGGTTTTCCCAGATAACTCGCAATGCGAAACTCAATCTTTGCGCCCTTTGACTGGTGCCAGTTGCTGATCAAATACACCTCATCGGAGTTTAGTACGTTAAAAACGGCAGGAATCATGTAGAACAGCCACTTTTTAATGCCCAAAAACGGTCTTACCCGGATAGGGTTGATAATCTCAATCAATCCACCCCGGTATTTTTTTATCTTGTATTCTGCCTGTTTAAAGTCAGATTCAAAGTCAGGGTTTCCGGTTATTTGGCCGGATATGTAAATAGTTTTCATACCTCTAATTTTTCAAAAATTGTTTTTAATTCAGGTTTTGACAGACAAATAATTTTAAATCCGTCTTTTTTAACGAATCCACGGCCTTCTGATTCCAGCTTTTCAGCTACATTTGCAAAAGTTCTTCGTCTAAAAACATACTTCTAATTTAGTGATTTTTAATTGAATATACAAAAACAAAATGCGATAACGGTGTGTAATATGCCATATTCGCAAGACTCATACGGCACATACA